AAAGTTATTCGTAGGACTATCAGGAACCTGATCCGTAGCCGCTAGGTTGTTAGGTGTCCAGTTGTTACCGTTGCCGCTTGAGTCTGCGCCTAGCGAGCCAGAGTTACCAAAGTCTAAGTAGAAGCCGTTAGTGCCGTAGCTACCCGAGTAACCCTTAGGAATCCATACGTCTGACTTGAACTCACCGAATGATGTAGGGTCTAGTGCTTGACCGTCAATGAAGTTGACTTCGGCTAGGTAGCCGTCAAATAGCGATGAACCATTTCCACGCTGACCTATAAAATGCCCAGTAGTGCTGTTTATTTCATAATCAGTATTTAAGGATGGATAATTAGATGTTGAAAATGATGTGACTTGCTCTCCGTTAACGTATAGTTTAATCCGGTTTGAGCTAGTAGATTCTGTCGTGTCAAAAGCAATAACAATATGATACCAAGCTGATGTATCACGATATACAGCGTTTGTTTCAAGCTCAAAAACTCTAGAGCCACCTATGTCTTGAAAAATACTTATAGTCGTTGGGTTAAGCCGATTAATTAGCTGATTATTGTTGTCTGTGTAGCCACTAAAAAGCTCTTGATAAACAAAATTCCCGCGCTTAACCCAGCCACTCCATGTCCAAGTCTTGCGATTGCCAGCAGACGCAGGTGTCCTACTCAGATACGCCGAGTCATCATCGTTAAAGCGTAGCGACTGGTCTATGTGGTACTCATAGAGCCCCTTATCGTACATCCACTGCGCTGACCCAAAAGAACCGCTCATCCGTTAGGACCTCAAGAGAAGTTCTTCTGGGGTGCGCCGAGCAATATCCTGTCCGACGCAATCACAATGTAGGGAACAATATCCGTGGCGCTGGCATTGGTGGTCAAGACAATACCCTGACCATTAGGAGTCTCGTAATCCGTCCCAATAGATAGCGTCCGACTTCCGGTCGCATCCTGATTGAACACAATAAAACCAGACTGACCTACCGCTTCCGTCGTCGGGTTGGCCAAGGTCACGTTGCCCGCCATGTTGATAATGAAGTTCTGGAAAATGGAAAAATCCAACGTCAACGAACCCGACGCGCTGTTTTGCGTGTTAGTCGTCGCTATCGCCGTCGGCGTGGTAATGCCATTTGTTCCGCTCAGTGAAATAGCCATTAGATAATCACCCACCTTGCGCCAGTTTCGACAGTAACCGTTACGCCAGAGTTAATGGACAAGGGGCCGGTACTCATCGCGTTTTTATCAGAAGAAATTGTGTAGCTCGTGGTCACCGTCTGGTCGTTCTCGTAGAACACGGCATCCCCGCCGCCACCGGATGCCCCACCACCGACCGCGCCCCATGCCGTGCCGTTATAGCCCTCAAAAGAGCCAGAGTCCGTGTTAAACCGGAACATACCCGTAACAGCCGTCGGGCGCTGTGCTTCAGTACCCGTGGGCATTTCAACCGCATCAGTCGAGTTGACATGCAAGCCGCCTACCGTGACAGCGTCCGTGGTCGTCGCGCCGTTGACCGTGATCTCAGCCAGCGTGGCATCCGTCGATATGACGCTACCGGTTATGTTGATGCCCGTGCCACCGGTGTAAACCTGCGCAGAAGAAATCTGGGCAAATGTGATGTCCGTCGTACCAAAGGTAATCGTGCCCTCGGTGTTCATCACATAGGTTTCACCAGCACCCAGCGTACCTTCCTGTACAAAAAAAGCATCGCCCTGACCAAGAGAGTCCGGGTCAGATGGACCGTAGCTATCTGCGTCAGTTGCTCGGGTCAATACCCAGTTGGTAGAAACAGAACCGGTGTCTGTGACGGTATAAATACCATTCTGCGTAGCATCGGTTTGCTCATAGATCAGCACACGGTCAGCAACCGACAGCGTGACGCCGTCAATTACCAGTGCCGCCTGCGTATCCGCGTTAGTCAGGGTCGCCCCAACACCCGCCGTACCATTGTCATAAGTGGCCGTCAGGTTGCCCTCTTTCTCAACCCGAACAGGGTCGTGGTAGTGCAATCCCGCCGCCGCAATAGTATCAACGTACTGCTTTGTGGCCGCCTGCAATCCAGACGCAGGGTCTGCATTCAGGGTGACTGTACCGGAGAATGTCTGGTTGCCCGCGATCTTGTCGTTGGCATCCAAATACACCGCCTGCGTGGCAGGGTTGGTGACGAAGACATCCTTCGTACCCGCTGAGAAATTGACCGCAGAGCCTGCATTTGAACTGGCTAGGACCGTGGTCCGTGTGATGGTATTCCCGGCGCTAGCATAAGTGCCAACGCCTACCTCCCACGCCAGATTGTTGTTGTCTACTATCGCGTAAAAGGTGGTATCACCATCGGACAAGACAGCAGAAAACGCAACAAAGTTAGCCTGCGCACCGGCGAGGGTGATCGCCCCCGTGCCGGTGCTGGTCGTAGTCTCCTTTACACGATCAGCAACAACAAGTGCCATAATTAAGCGATCCTAATAATAGCGTTAGACGCATCCGCAGTTGGGAAGATGATTGTAAAGTCACCTGCACTAGAGGACTTGTCTGAACCAAAGTCCAGTACAACAACACTTTCAGTGGTGCCAGATCCGCCACCAGCAGTCGTGTTGTAGATCAACGCGCCACGGGCCGTGATCGTTGAAGAGCTGAAAGTCAGATCGTCAAAGTCAGTGAAAGCCGTGGTTCCCGAAGTGGTGGGGGTTACGTTGGTCAACGTGCCACCGCCAGCGGTATAACCGGTGCCGCTAACTTCGTCAGTTGCGGTGTAGTCGGTCGTTGCCGCAGTAAAGCTGGCATTGTTGTCATACAGAGCCAACTTAAAGGTATGGCCCGTAGAAGCCGTGAAATCGTGCTGTGCCTGTAAAAGCTCTTGCTTGAACGAGGTGCACATATAGTTACCTGTAAACGCCATATCAAAGTCTCCTGATTGTTTCGGCTAGGTCTTTTTGCCCAGCATCGAGCAGGGCGTTGTAAACAGTCGTCCTATCGCTACTGATAGCCTGCTTCATGTAGAAGACAAGCACAGCGCGAATATGGTTTTTGAATGCATCTGCCTGCTCCCTGATAATTGGATTTGCATCCTCAGAAACGGCGATGATTTTGTTAAGGCAACGCTCTGCTACCTCTTCAGGGGTGAAGCCACGGCCTGAAGTTGTTTGGACGAAGACACTGCCTACGTCGGAATTTCCACTGTCAAACATTAGCTTCTAGGCTTCCTTACCTCTCCGCTACGGTAGCTGTCAGTTGTGCTGTAGCCTTCGCCAAGGATCTCCAGCTTGGCTAGGGCTTCTTGATACCGCTGAACATACAGTTGCATCAAGTCGGGGTCTCCCTTGAGATAGGTATAAGCCTCAACAAGAGATCCGTATAAAAGGGTTGAAGCCGCATTGTCTCCTAGCCAGCTCGTGCCGTCTGCCGACTCCGTGATGGATTCCGGGCTGTGGAAATAATGGAGTTCAACCGCATAGTTTGCGTCAGGTGTCGGGCCAAGTATGAAGTAGTTGCTACTAAAAACTCCGTAATACTTGGGAGCGCCCTGAGTCGATGAGCTTGGATATGCCTGACGAATAAAGTTTACGTCCTTAAACATCAGGTAGTCGTATCCGCTATTATCAATCGCCATCGAGTACGGGGTCAAAAAATCCGATGGCATAATGAGGTATTGATCCCCGGAGGCGACTGTTCCTGACACGTTTTTACGAAAGTCAGGGATCTGGACGCTCTTAAGGATCTTGTCTTCAGCCTGCTGGATGATCGTTGGCAGGTTGTTAACGAAGCTGGTCTCGTTGGACTCAACATAGTCCTGTATTGCCTGCTTCAGTGTGGTGTATGTAAATGCCATTAGCTCGTCTCTACCGTTACACGCCCAACCACAGCTTCCATGTCGAGGCCGACAGTGCGACTACCCAAACTAGTAACGCCGCCGCCCACAGGGTTCCAAGCAAATAATTCCCTACTCTGAGTAAGGTCTTTGTCTGGCCTCGGAAAACGCAGAGCCTGAGGATCGCTCGCATTGACATCTCCCAGCTTGAGTTGAGGCTGATCCTTGTCCACAACATCTCTGCCCACAAGAAGGCCGTTCCATCTGCCATCTTCGATCTGCCGGACAAGGTCTCTCAGCGGATAACGAAAACCTGTTCGATCACAAAAGCCGAAGGCTTTTTTGCCCTTCGCGTAGCTACTCATAAATCGCTATAGCCCCCCGGTGCGACATAAAGAGACGCCTTTTCTCTAGCCGCATCGGATGCCAATATCCACTGCTCCTCATACACCTGCTTCAACTGAGGCGCTATCTGCATTGACTCTGGGCGCTTGCTTGCAATGTAATAAGCCAGACCAGCTACCAAGCACGGAAGATACCGCGCCGGGACATCCATCGTGTTTGACGCCGGCTTGCCACTATCCTCAACGCGCTCCAAGTAGTAGTACGCAAAGGTGTACGTTGTCGTCGCATCCGGCACTGGCCAGAAATGAAGGGTGATATTGGCCGGCTTGCGTTCCACGTAGAACTGCAAGGGCCTGCCTTGTGTTAACTTGTTAGTCTGATGAGCATACTGGCTCACCGATATTCTCTGCATTGTCAGGTCTGACTGCTTGGATGCATCCCCCGCGTCAGTCCTCAAGAGGCCCTCGACGATGTCCAGTTTTTCTCCCGTCAGATCATAAGATGACGTTCCGGCAACAAGAGAGAGCGTCGAATCCCGTACCGTCCAGAGATTAAGACCCCTGTTTTGCCACTCAAGCATAAGAAGATCAAGGCTACGACGAGCAGTCTTGTAGTCATATCCGCTTCTAAGCTCAAGCCCAGCACGTTCAAAAGCCTCCTCGATTATCTCTGACAAATCAAGAGTAAAACTGTAAGTCCCGCTAGTCGCCATTACGATTTCTTCCTACCCTTCTTTTTGCTGACGCCAGCCTCAGATAAGGCAATCGCTATCGCCTGCTTCTTGTTTGTGACCTTCTTGCCCGACCCGCCAGACTTCAGCTTGCCGGACTTAAATTCTTTCATGACCTTCTTGACCTTGGAGCTGGGTGCATTCTTCGTCTGCTTTCCGGCTTGCGCTCGACTAATCGCCATAATCTAATCTCCCGGCGGGAATGTTGCCAGCTTCATGATACTCCTGACCCAGCTTTTCGGAATGGAGATCTCTGCGTCCCCTTC